TACCCGTTACACCGCCTGTATTTTCTTACGAAACACTAGGCGGTGCAGGGTTGATTATTTTAAATAGATCACAAACCACAGTTAATAACAAATTCGAAGGCTATTATGTAGCATTAACTGATAATAACAACAATAATCCAGCTACACCATTTGATGGCGTATTGAGCGTAAATGGTATTGCAAGTAATAATACGGTAATTGCGGAATATGTGGATGTTCCTCGGCCTAGATTAAACTTTTCTTTGAGCGCTACAAAATTTGGTGACGGTACTAGTGTAAGTGAAGTAATGGAAAATATTAGTAATTTTGATCTTAGCCCTCACACATTTGATGATACTCTCTCTCTTGGAATCTTTAAGTTAAGACAGAGTGTGTTTTCACCTGATGTAATAGCATTAGATTATGTTTTATCCGAAAGCTATGCTGGCTCACTAGATTATCATAGACAAATAGCATCACAAAATGGTGGCCCTGCACAAAGCTTTTTCTTGGGAAGTATTACTCAAGCATCTCCTAATATTCGAGTCCTTGTAAATCCACATATTAGTAATAGATATGGTGATACCTGGCTCGGCGGTGATGGTGTACCAACAAAGAAAGCTAGAATGCTTTCTTCCGCTCTATCAAAACCCTTCAATGTTCCGGGTTTCGTAGATAATAATACTTCATACGTTACAAGAGTAGGTACAGTATCCTCGGAAGTTACATCAAAACTTAATAGTTTAAGAACAACTAATTCGTTGTTTTCGCTAGGGGTTTACACAGACACGGTTGTTACGAATAAAGATATAGGTAATCTACCTCAAAAAGTAGAGCGAGTATTTGAACTAGTAGAAAACCCAGATCTTTACCCAATCAATATTGCATGTGAGGCTGGGTTAGGAACGATCTATACACACGTTGTACATCAGGCCAAACTCAATAATACCCCCGTATCAGCTTGTGGACCTTACATCGATACATTACCCATTAATGCGTTAAGCGCCTTTTACACAACGAACAGTGAAAATCTTACTAATGAGGGATTGGAGTTGCGTGCTAGCTATAATGCGGTTGCTAGCATTTTTGTAAATCAAGCGCAAAACCAGCGTAAAGATTTTCTTGTGGTACTAGATGCATTAAGACATATTTTTGTTCAGGGAGATAATAACAAAATTATTAATAATGCAAAGCTGTTTAGCCCTAATGCAGGGGTTGATCCAGATCCTTCTGCACCAGGATATTCGACTACTAATTTCAGTCAACATATTTACTGGCCATTGAGACATCAGTTTGGCTTACTTGACACTAGTTATGCCTGTACTTACGCTAACGTTGCTCAGGTTCTAGACCCATCGACTAATAGGCAAGTATGGGTACCGTTTAGTGGTTTTGCTGCCGCTGCTATGGGCAACACGGATGCTAATTTCCAACCATGGTTTGCCCCGGCAGGGTTTACCCGCGGTGTATTGCTCGGTGTAAATGATCTAGGGGTATATCCAAAAATGAAGCAAAGAGATCAACTCTATAAAATTGGATTAAACCCAGTAGCATTTTTCCCTGTAGAAGGTTTTGTAATATTTGGTCAAAAAACACTTCTAAAGAAGCCTAGCGCGTTTGATCGTATTAATGTACGTAGATTGTTCTTAGCTCTAGAAATTGCTACTAGAGACACAGTAAAGTATTATATATTTGAACCAAATACACTATTTACAAGAACTCAGGTTGTTAATACCCTCACACCTATTTTTGAGAACGCTAAGAACACTGAAGGTGTTTATGATTATTTGATTATTTGTGATGAGCGTAACAACACACCCGATGTTATAGACAATAATGAAATGAAAGTGGATATATATCTAAAGCCTGTACGTACAGCAGAGTTTATCCTAGTAAGCTTTTATGCAACCCGTACAAGTCAAAACTTCCAGGAGCTATTAGCATAACATTACTAGAGAATAAATAATTTTATGGCAGCCGTAAAACAATTAATAGCAGATTTTTATAGAGTAGCATCCGCTCGTGACTTCCAGCGTGATATTCATTTCAGAGTTTTAAGTATCTCCCCCGGGGGTACTACTCAGACTTTCGGAGAAGATGATTTAGTATATGCTAGATCTGCTACTCTGCCAGCTCGAGCCATTAACAATGTTACTACCTCCTACATGGGATTAAACTTTAATTTACCAGGCGTTGTACAGTACCCTAATAGCGCAAATTATCAACTTACCTTTTACAATGATGCTAAAAATAACATTAGACAAAAATTTGAAGATTGGACACGCGATACTTTCAATGATGCTAACAGTACAGGTAATTATTTTACACCCACACAGTCTAGCACTATTGATTTAATACAATTAGATACTCAAATGGAGAAGGTTGCCCAATATCAGCTAGTAGGTGTTAGTATTAGAGAAGTTGGCGGTATTAAGTATGATTTCTCCGGTGGCAAGGGTGATGTAGTACAGTTCGATGTCGGTTTAGCATATCATTATTTCATTCGTAAGTCATAATTATATAACCCTAATAAATAATTAGGGATGAACAATCCAATTACTAATGCCCTGCAAGGCTTGACTAATAATGTTTTAGGTACTGGTCGAGGTACTAATCCCCTCTCTCAGCCTCAAATTACAAATTTACTGGGGTTTAATATTCCTGGAATACCATTAATAAGCACTAGAGATTATTTCTTACTTCAATTACAAAGCTGGCTTACATCTATACCACTTCAATCACAATGGATTGCTATAATTGATTCATTTCCACGAGCCCTTAACTCTGAAATAATTCAAAGACTAGAAAGGGTGGATGGTGCAAAAAAAGGATATGATATTGATCAAGCAAAAACATTATTAACAAGTTATCCTTTTCAAAAAGTAATTGGCTGTGTATTCGCCCAAACTGCAATGATACCCCAGGAAACCTATCAAGTAAGAGATGTTCAGATAGGAGCTCAAGGCAAAAGTAGAGGGTTTGTACAGGGGATTATGACGGAAAGCCGTGCAGGGTATTCACAGACACCTTTAAGATTAGGATTCTTAGAAACCAATACAAGTATAGTCGATAATGTCTTTAGGCCGTGGGTTATACTAGCTAGTCATTTAGGAATGGTTGCGTATCCGGGTGATTTACCAGGTCAAAAAGATCTACGTAATGTTAAGTGTGATATAACCCTCTTATGTTATACTCGTAGTTATCAGAATATTAGTCAAATACCAAGAAAAGTTTACAGGTTTTATAATTGTGTACCAACTCTTATTAATAATATAAATCTAGATTACAGAGAGCCAGACCAGGCTACAGTATACGACGTCAACTTCGCATACACTAATTATACAGTAGAAAATAGTATGTACTTTCCTTTAGCAGATATTATTAACAATGTTAGTGGAATTATAAACGGAAAATATACACCAGCAGTATCTCCTCTACAAACCGGCCCAACTGGATCACAGGCTAATATTATTAACCCAGCAGGCTTCTTTTAATGAATAAGTTTTATTTAAATTGCTGGGTACCTAGCTTAAAAAATTATTTTGATATAGCAGAATTAAAGATGGTTCAATTAGAAATTCTCGTCAAGTATATCTTAAATGGGGATGATAATAACATTGAAAAGATTTTTGACAATATAATTCAAGATAATTTAATAGATAAAAGTATTTTTTCAAAACTTACTAGATTTGATAAATGGTTTATTTTGATGTTTTTAAGAGCAACATCTATTTCTAGTACCCTACATTACAAAATTAAAGATGTACAAGGTAATCCATGTGCAGCTTCTTTTAGTTTGTTTGATATATTAACAGATTTATCAGAAATTATTATACCCCCTATACCTTCTTTGACAATAGATGATGTAACAATAGATTTTAATTTTTCAAAAAAACTTACAAGTTCTAATGTTTTTGATAATATTTTTAAAATTACAAAAAATCAAAAAAAATATTACCCACAAGTATTTAACACCGATAAACGAAATAGATTTTTTGACACTCTAGCGAGTTCTGTTCTCCCTGATGTAACAGAACATCTTTCCCTTTATGAGCAAAATTTTAAAAATATTTTTATTATAAAAAACGATAAGCAGCTTAAAGATTTTTATTCTGTCAAATTTACTATGTTTGGTAATACATTGTACGAATTTTTAAAATCAATATTTGTACCGTACGCGCAAAGTTTTTACAAGAAAAAATTTATTTTACTTTCAAAGCTAGGTATTGATTTAAACTCATTAAACGATTTAACCCCTTTTGAATGCGACGTTTACATAAATCATTTTAATTCAGAAAAAGAGGGTATTGTAAAATAATATAAATAGTATATGGATGATATTAACACGGAAGAATTAAGCTCAGCTGAAAATGTATTTAAAGATATGTATTCTAAGCTCTATAATGTACCAAGGCAAGATTTAAACGATATTTCTATTCAAGAGTTAGAGCAACTAGAGTCAACCTTTAGTAAGCGCGGAAATAAAGTACAATTTAAAGAAATTGAACCTGTTAACAAAGAAACGGAGACTGATACTACAGCAAAAGAAAATATTCTACAGCCCCTTACTGAGCCTCCGATACTTGAAAAGGAGCAAGAAGTTGCCGATCCAATAGATTTTTCCTTAGAAAAGAGTGTAAAACCGGAACCTTTAGCTGATGTCAACACTAATAGTACAGTTAATACTCTACCGTTAAGTGAGCAAAATACAGAGGTTCAAAAGACTATTAATCCAGTAGAACCACCATTAAGTGAAAAGCAACTTAATAATACACAGGATTTAAAAAAAGACGAAAATTCTACTGTTCTGGATAGTAAAAAAATATTTAATGATACAAAAAAGTTTAATCAACCTGTTGTGGAAAACTCTACTTTGCAGCAAACAACTCAACCCAAAGAAGAATTAAATAATATACCTGATGTTACTAATTTAGATAAAAAACTAAAAATGGAAGTTGCTAGCTTGCCTGAACCCCCTAGTATTGCTACTGAACCGACAGAGCCTTCCTTGAAGGTACAAGATAACAAACCTATTGAAATTAATACAGATAGAATGGTAGACAATTTATTACACCATCCTATGCATAAGGCTTTTATAGAACCACCAAAAAGTATTTCAGTAGGTGCAGAGCAGCCAATGCAATCTCAAGACCTACCCGACCAGGTAACAAACCCAATAACTAAGACCACCCTTGAGCCTGCAGAGAAAATTAACCTTACCGAACCTACAGCAAACCCTTCATTAGAAGAAAGTAATTTACAACTCGGAGAAGCAGTCACAGAAAACGAGCAAAATATAATTCAGGATGTAATATCTAATCTAGACTCCCTTAATAAGTTCAAACCCTTTTCACAACAAGCAACTACCCCTAATCAACCTATATCACAACCTGTAGAATCGGGGGCTGTTACTTCTAATACCTTCAATGTAGCTAGTACACCCTCAACATCAGAAGTATTTAGCAATATGCCAGTTACAGAGATGCCAACACAGGTCACTAGTACTAGTGAGCATACCCTTAATGAGATTAACTTAGGTATAAATGAAATGGTAAAGACTACTACCATTTCAAATAAAGATCTTAAAGCGTCAATAGATTCTTTAAGGGGTATTGCTGAGCAAATTTTATCTATCTTACCAAATTTACAAGGCGGTAACGTTGTTGCTACTCAAGGAAAAACCAATACCGGGGAAGCAAAGCCAATCAATTCTGGTCTTGTAAATAACTATAGAAATGAGATTAGAATGCAGAATGGGAGCGATGTAATAGATATGAGAAATATGAGAGGATCTATTCCTGGATTTACTATATGACCTTACCCAAGCTTTATACTTTTAGTGAAGATATCGATAGGCTAGGGACTGGGGCGCCTAGGTTGGTACCAGCTCGCGGGGGGTCCGCTCCCTCATCTACTGGTGGTGCAAATCTCATTGGTAAAAACGCCGATAGATTTAGTTTGTACGATGTAATAAATGATTTTAATTGGACAACATCCCCTAGACAGGGTAGAATTGATATGCCAGAGATACGTCTTAAGGAAAAAAGATTAAGAACAAACGCCTTTATTGCTCAAGCCGCGTACTACGGTTACGCATTACAAGGCACTACAGCAGATGCTATTGAAGGTATGAAACGCTTTAAACAAGAATTTCCTATTTTTGGTACTGCTATTGATAGTGTAATGGGAGCGTTTATGGTAGATAAATTTGGTGGAAGGCAGATTGCAGAGGGATCTACAGCCTTCGCCTCGTTAATTCCATCTCTAAGAGCTACCACCGCAGTTGCTCCGGGGTTAATTGAAGGGGTAGTAAGAGCAGGCGGTCAGCTTCTTGGTGGTATGATTGGAGCGGAAGGCATTCTTAGTAACATAAACGGAATTATAGGGGGCGCTTTTAGCGGATTACAAAATATGGGAGTAAATTTAAATGTAGATAGTTTAGCAAGTAAGTACCTTTTAGCATACGAAGGCCTATATTTAACAGAGGATACAAATTTTATTTACAGGTTTCCATATTTTGTTAATAATTGGAATAATATCAGTAATAGTTTTTCTAATACCCCTATGTTTAATCCAAAAGATATTGTCGGGCCATTAGGGGATGTCTATGATATGTTTTCAAATACATTACCAAACGCTGCTATTACATTCTCCGCTTACGCTAACATGGCTGCACCAGGAATTTATATAGAAAAGCCTAAGTTTTTTGATTTTAGTTCTGATACCGGAGAGGCTATAGCGTTTAATTTCCCCTTAATTAATACTGGCTGGTCTAATTATCATGACGTAACAAAAAACTGGCAGTTGTTGTTCATGTTAATGTATCAAAATCGGCCTAATAGAAGAAGCAGAGATTTAATAGACCCGCCTGTAATTTATGAAGTAAGTATACCTGGTACCAGATATTATCCTTATGCATACATAGAGGAGATGAAAGTTGCTTTTCTTGGCTCTGTAAGAAAGATGGAAATCCCGGTTCCGTACGGTAACGGAATGCTTTACATTCAAACACAAATACCAGAAGCATATGACGTAACAATAAGGCTCCGGGCTCTTACTAGGGAATCTCAAAACTTCTTATACTCTATGCTTTATGACAAATATAATGTTATCTCTGTTACTAACAAGCGTAGCAGCGTGGATACATCTTTGCTCGCTGGGTTAGGCTCTAGATTAGGATCATTAATTAACGTCGACCAAACAGGAAGTGCTTTTGCACCTTTTGTTGACAACAATGGAACCTTTTTAAGAGATACTTTAAATCAAATAGCCCCTGTAAATAAACAATAATATGATTGGTCTTTCTGCACTAGGTTTTTTTAGAAATGATTTTGAAATATTACCCCAAATATCTAAAAATTTATATGAAAATATTTTTAGAATGTATCCGACTGAGGCAACTGGTGATGCAAAAAATTTTATTTTCTATAATATTTTAAACAGTGTTTATATACAAACACCGCTAACACCTGGTACTTATTACACGATAACACTAAATAGGTCAACTCCATGGACGGTAATTAGTTATGACGAATATCAAACAATAGACTTATGGTGGTTAATAGTCCTAGCCAATAAAATCTATAATCCTGTTTTATTCCCCCCCGCAGGTACAAAGCTAAACATTATTAAGACACAATATGTCTCTACTATCATAGACTCTATTAAACAGCAACTTCTAACAAAATGATAGTTAACCCAATAGTTCAAAATTTAGGTTTAAATAGTTTTTCGGATACTATTGTAACAATTTCTGATAATAAGTATAAATTTAGAGTTGTTCTTTTCAACACCGACGGTAATGTGGTTAGAATTAACCATTCTGCTATTTCAGATTTTCGTATTGTAGATAGAATTACATCCTTTTACTCTGACGGTCACATAGTTTTTAATAATGATCTTAACGCTATGGAAGGGTTTAACAGTCTAGGTAAAAATAATGATGGTTCAGTAAGTAATAACTTTGATTCTTACAGTTTTCGTGGAGATGGAAGGGATTTTCTTTTAGTAGATATTCAACCATTTACTGAAATACAGAGTGAACCTAGTAACGGTACCTCTATTTCTTTGAGTTATCTTTTCTCAGTTTATGACTATGAAGAGTTAATCTATGAAAATAATACAAAACAAAAAAAGTTATATTTTTACGACTATACATATTTTCTTTTGAAAGAAAAAAATTCTTACTTTAGTACAGGTAAATTTAGCAAGGGGGTTAGCAATGAAGAACGTAGTATGTATACGGGGGATGCGATAAAAAAATTACTAGAGACCGTATTTGTTGACTATAAAATTAATATTAAAACAGGCAATTGGGATAAAGGTGGTAGTAAAATATTTTACAGTAGCCCGGCCCAGTATAAAGCAATAGATGATTTATACTATTTGCTTGATAATCATGTTAGTGACTCTTCTAACCAAAATTCCCCTGCTCTTCTACTAAGACGGGGCGATACTTGGTCCTTGGTACCTATAATAACTCTTTTTAAAAACTCTTACATTAAACAAAGTAATATAGGTGGTCCGCTATTGACCGAACAATTTATTGTGGGTAGAATAACCTCAGGCGAATCTACACCCGGTTTAAGACCTTTAAGAACACCTTCATCGCCTTTTTCGATGGATTTACCTGATTATGTTGTGGTGGATAATTTTCAATTTATAGATCCTTCTCCTACTGATGTGATGAATAACATGACAACTCACATTGTACATAGCTACGATGTAAACAAAAAAACTTTTAATTTAGATATAGAACAGAATAATTTAGAAAAAAATTTACAAATTTTTAAAGAAAACTTTGTAAGCACTCAAAAAGGCGATGTGGGTAAAAACCCTAGTCTTAATATACCATCTAATCAGACATACTTACAGCAAAAAAGTGTAGTGAACAAATTTAATCCTAATAGAGATAAAATATCTAGATTAAACTCTGGTCGAAACAAATTTTTATTATCTAGCGTGCTTTTAAATGCATCTATTTCTTTTAGATGTCGAGGTAATGTCACCCGGACTCCCGGGAACTTCTTTACTATCTCTAGAGGTGACAACCTTTCTGATAATAAATTTGATAATAAATCTTTAGGTATGTACATGACTACTGTTGTTGAGCACGTATTTGGAACAGGTACTTATTTTAATAATATGGTAGGGGTTAAGACATATAATTACAGTAAATCCAATAATACAACACAATCTATATGAGCAGTAAAACATTAGACCCTTTACTTACACAAATAAATCTTTTTTATAAAAAAGAATTTTATAATAGTGCAAGTAATTTCCTACAAACCATGCAAAGCTATTCAAACGAGCTTGATGCAGGCATAGAATACTCATTAACCAAAGTACAGAATGATGTTGTAAAAGCACAAAAAGATTTTTTTGTATCGATGGACAAAAAAATGAAAAACATGTCTCCTCAGTTTTCGGCCGCTTGGATAGAAAAGTTCAATACATCATTAAATCAGGTTAAAAATAAAGTAAGAGTTGAAATAGGTGAGGGTACTTTCTTTAGGTCTTTTAGCGATTGTGTTGGTAGTTTAGCTAGAATCGAAAACTACATAGACGATTCATTACAATTAGTTAGCGATGTTAATAGTGAGGAGGTACTCTCACCATTTAGATACGGTGCAACACTATCCAATAAAATTAGTCCTTCCACCCTCTTACTTCATGCAGAGTTAAGTAAAAAAACAAATCTTGTTTTTCGAAAAAATATACAAAACATACAAGATAAGATAGAGAGTAATACAAAAGCGCAAGGGGGTAATTTAATACCAGATACTGAGCATTTTAAAAGGATAAAACAGCTGGCACCAACTATACAACAAAAAATTCAAAACGAGTTTAAAGAACTATATAATGTAATTTTGTTTTACTGTAATTATAATCCAAAAGCCTCGACAAACAACCTTCAATTTGCCCCTAATTTTAATATTTCAGTAAACGTTGAAGGTGCTCAATTAAATCAAGACATCTTGTTCAATCAACTAAAAGACGTTACAAGTTCTCTGACTTCTCAGGGAGTTCTGGGGGCAGGTTAATTGTTATAGCCTCAGCTTCTATTGACTTAGCATCTTCCATAATTTTTTTAAAAATTTCATCTCTTGTTATGTATAGGTTAGTTGTATTTTCTTCGTGTTTTATTTCTTTTCTCGCCTCTATTTCCATTGTTTTTAATTCTTTTGCCCCCTCTCTTCTAACTTGAGTTATATGAATATCCTTTACAACAGATAGGGCGCTAGCTACCGCTTTCAAAGCCTCTGCTAAAGCCTCGACTTCACGGCTTTCCGGGTTATTCATAACATACTCCTTAACCCCCTCGACAATATCTAATCCTTGCGTTACAAGCTTCCCGGTACTGTTTAAAACAAACTCTTCTAGTTTATCTTTAGGCAAATTAAATTCGTCTGCATTTAATTTGTTTTTATTGTCTTTTGTATTAATGTTAAGTTCATTAATAAGGTCGTTTACACTAAATTCTTTTTCTTCCATATAATATTTATCTATTGAATTTGTTATACAATAGGTTATATTAAGGTATGAGTTCTTTGCCCCCCTATTTACCTCAGATAAGATTTGAACGTACACACCCTGACGCTCAATTACCCAGAAAGAATTTCGACTCTGATTCTGGCTGGGACTTAGTTGCTGTA